CATTACCTTAGCCAGATCATCTCCAAACTGGCTGTCGGTAGTAATTTTTCCGATGTTTCTGACATTTTCATAAGCCTTACCGGCTTCGCTTCTAATCGTTGATAAAGCTTCTTTTGTAATAGGCGTGTCTTCAGCCATACCAAGAGATTTTCTAACGAGAGAATTGGTTACTTGTTGGTTTTTATTAGAGGCAGCTTGGGCAGTACTGATTTTCCCAGCAACACCCTCTAAAATCTGGTTTGCCATAGAAGGATTTGCTTGAGAAGGAGGTACAACGTAACCAGCCTCTTGACCTGCTTTTAAAACACTGTCTTTAACCTGATTGGTTGCTTGTTCTGTAGCGGCCTGAGCCTCTTTGTTGGCAAGTCTGTTAGCTAAATAACCGCCGACCTTATCACCAACGAATTTGCCAGCAACACTGCCAGCAGTAGAAAGAGCTGTGTTTTTAAGACGTGATTCATCAGTTGCCACAGGCTGTAAAAGCCCCATCAGAGAACCTATTAACGCGGTTCCTGTATAGGTATTGGCTCCTGGTATTGCCATAGTAGGCGCAGCGAGAGCAAGATTTCCGCCGATATTTCCGGTAATGCCGCCGCCTGTATGCATCAACGCTTTATCGCGTTGTTTTGTTTCATCAGATTGTTGGCGAAGCTCATCAGCAGAGCTTGAGTCAATGCCGAGCGCTCCGCGCACTTTTCGCAACCCTTGCATGGCAACATCAGGTAAAACTTTTTCTTCTGTGTCTGCAACAAGCTGTTTATACCCACGACCTAAATCAGATAGAGCTTTTCCTGCTCCTGCCTTGGCGTTCTCCCAAAAAGAATCAGTACCGCCGTCTTTGATTAACTGCTTATCGAATGAGTCATCAACTAATGTGAATTTTCCTTTTTTAGGGGTTTCCACAGAGTCATCAACGAGAGTAAATGCCATTATTGCCTCACCCAATTCTTGCCATTCGATTTATACAAAGTGCCATCATCGCCGCGAATCGTTTTCCCATTGTATTTAGCTGGATCAGGAGGCGCATCGAATGTTTGAGACTGTTTAGCGGGTTGATTAGGTTGAGTTGGGTTATTTTTATTCCCAACTAAGCGATTAAATGTATCTTGAGCGTGCGGGTTTAAAAGCTCTAATCCGCTCTTAGTAGTCCCCATGCCTTTTGAGTACTGATCGCCCAAAGCTTCGATTTTTGATTCAAGTAATTTAACACCTTGCTGAATGGAAGCCTTAATAGCCTCTGGAGAGTCGGCATCATTTAACGTTGCTTTCCATGCGTCAATACCAGCCTGGGAACCCCCGGCTCCGCGATAAGCACGCTCCATTTCGTCAACGACCGCTTGCTTGGTTAGGTTAAACTTATTAAGTCTGCCTTTAAGATCAGGACTTACCTGACCGCCTACTGTATTAACTAACCAATTCACGCCAGGCATGCTTGTATTATTTAAATCTGTGGCGGCCTGATCTAAGGAGTCCAAGTGTCCCATTACTGTATTTAACGCGTTAAGACTTTGAGATTCTTTGCCGCTCGTAAATGCTTTTCTTGTCGCAGCGCGTGAATTGTAATTCACTGCGTCAAAGTTAGGATCGTACTGACTCACCGCTTGGATCATTTGCTGCCAGTAAGGAGACTTAAGAGCGAACCCGCCAGGGAATTGCATGCGACCTTCGGCCAAAGCCTTAACCTGATCAGCGGTTTGTTTTGGTAACGTATTTAAGAATTCTTCGCCAGAAAGATTTGTAGCCGCGACTCCTGCTGGAGTAGTTGAAGGCGCTACAGGCCCACCAGCATTTTGCACCATACTTTTTATACCCAATGTCCCGAATGGATCTGCTGTCGCCGCCTGAACACCCGCATGTAAAAGCGCATCGGGTGATACTGTTTTCTTAACATCTGCACCTGTTTGTTTACCGGTATAAGGATTAACAGCAACTTCTTTACCACCGGCATTTACAAACTTGAGTTCAGGGCTCATACGTTTGATGGTTTCATCAGCTGTCATCAAATGATCTTGTTTCCACTTATTGAACTCGTCCTGCGAGGCGAAAGTAGGAGGGTTTTGAACAATAGGGAAAGTAGCCGCTATATCCGGCCCAAAAGATCTTTTTAGGCTGTCGATATATTTTGGCACTTCTTCAGGAGAATTGATCGTTGCTAGCGTATCCCTTGCTTGCTTTGTCGCACTCGCCATCGTTTCAACATTCGTTTTCTGAATATCACCAGACAGTTTCTTGTTTTCGAGAATCTGCTTGCCTAACGCGATAGCTTTATTTGGTGCGCCGCCTGCCATGGCAAGCTTTTGAATGTCATCAAGAGATGCGCCGGGATTATTCTTGAATATATCCCTCAAAGTCTGAGCTTCATTGAAATCAGCCTGCGCTCCTTGAAACTGAAGATCATGAAGCTTTTGCTGATTCAGCAAGTCTTTTAACTGCATGACCTGAGTATATTGGTCAAGCGGGCCTTGTAACGGTGCGGCTGGTTTTATTTGTCCGTAGATCGAGGCATCAGCAGTCATTAGTACTCCTGTCCATAAAGCATGCCGCCACTATAATCACCGCCGCCACCATAACCACTATTAATTTGGTTTAACATTTGATTTTGGTTAAACCAATTGCCTATCGAGTTTGCAGCGCCTGAGTAAGCGTTGCCTTGCGCGATAGCCGCCGCGCCGCGAGCATTACCTAAACCACTCTGTAAATTAGCAATATTATTGGCTGTGTTTGATCCTAATGTCGCCGTCTGTGTGGCCGCTGTCTGTCCTGTACCAGCTACCCCCGCGAGACGGTTGTAATCATTCGTTTGATTCGTGTTGTAACGATTAAACGAGTCGTTGGCTTTAGTTCCGATATAGTCTGTGACGTATTTGGTCAGGTCTTTTAACGTTCCCCCTGAATTGGCCAGACCTTGAGCATTAGCCATTCTGTTAATAGCTTTTGTGCCTTCATCAAGCCCGAATTGAAGCCCTAATTGAGTAACAGGATCGTTATTAAAATCCTCAATCGAAAAATGTTTCATCAACGATCCGTATGATGGATCGTTTGGATTGGTTTGATTATTGTAAATACTATCGGCTTGCGCGTTTAAGCTCGCGGTATTGATTGGAGATGACTGAGGAGCGCTCCAAGTCCATCCACCTGGGCCACCATCACTAGGCGCGACGTTATTCCAGGTTCCTTGACCGCCAAATAGTGGGCGGCCTTGTGCGTCTGTGCGAGATTGATAAACCTTATCAGGACTCCACCCTTGAGACATCGCATCCATCATGGGGCTTGTGTTGTACTGATTTTGAGCTTGCATCAAAAGATTGTTATATATTTGATCTCTTGATTGTCCTCCAGGACTTCCTAGTCCGAGCATAGCGGAAAGCTTATTGACCGCCTGACCTCCCGCTGTTCTCCACGGAGCAAGGTCGGCTCTGTTCTGATCATATTGTCGGCGCTGTTCATCAACAGCCGCTTGTGTTGCCGCAGTCTGTGCGCCGGCCGCACTACTTGCACCATCTGCAGACATCATGCCGCCGATAACGGAGGCTGCTATCGTTCCCCAGGGCATCTTAACTCTCCAGTTCGTGAATGGCTGAGATCTGTACGTCTTTCAGCCCATGCATGTTGTGAATACAATAAGCAACGGTGTCATCTTCCATTGCAACCATTCGATGCTTTTTGCCTTTTTCAATGAATATCGCTGAAGGCGCTTTATATTCATTCAATAAAATATCTTCTACCCACACCTGCATTCTTCCGTGCGCCAACATTGTGTAATGGTCATAAACATGGGCATGTTGAGGTACGATCCAACCCTTCTTAAGCGCCATTTGTTTAATCGAAATGCCATCCGCTTCGAAGATCCATTCCTTAGGAAGATCTTCTTTTGCAATCGGTATAATTTTCATGTGCCTTGTTGGAATACAATGAAAGAAAACGTGGTTAAAGCAGGGTTTATCGAACCCGATGTAAAGTTCTTTGCGTACAGAGTGACGGTGTCAACTGCTGTTGCAACGGACTGGTAAATAATTCCTGCTGTATTAGCTGAAGGTGTTACAAAAACCGAGTCACCTGCAGCAACACCGGTTATCGTGACTGTCGTGCTCGCTTCAGCTCCACCACTGATAGAGCCAAAGTCGAAAGCAAGACTCCCCATATAAGAGAGCTTCCAACCGAAAACAGATCTTAAAATCTGGTTAAACCAGTTCACCCATGGCCGAGGCCAGTGAATAACGGTGGTTTTACTATCGTCTGTAAGTGTCTCTACAACAGGCGGGTTATCAATTGGCATTGCCTTGAACCTTTTTCAATTCAAGACTTACGCCTGTAATAACGACCTTAATCGGATCGGTGATTCTCAGTTTAAAGACTGTATCGTTTCTGATTCCAAGTCGTCTCCAAACCGCGCGGGTTTCGTACTTACCGATCTTGCCTATACTTGTCCAAAGTTCGTTTCCGTACGTGTGGCCGCTGTCTCGGCTGATCTGTAACATGACTTTAGGATCTGAGCCCTGCCCCGTAGAAAGTCCCACACCGGCTTCGAAATTAACTTGTAATTTTTTACAACGGAAATTATCGTAATCAGCGAAGATATGTTTAGTCGTAATTTCTCGGGGAATATAATCCCCGTTGTCTGTGTAGACAGTCGAATCGAGGTTATAAATATTTCCGTTCTGGTAATCGAATATCAAAGGCTTGTTAAGATAATCAATGTGGATTTCTCCACGATGTCTCATCATATTTAAGCCGGACTGTAGCTCACTCCACATCTGAGTCGAGGCATCGTATAACCAAGACTTACCTGCAGAAGGAAAATTGACCTGCAGCATTGGATGACCGCCAAGCATGTAACTGTAGGCAGTCGCATCAGCTACAGTTCCGTAACTGTTGATAATGCTGTCCAACTCCTGATTACTGATAGGTTTCGGTATGTAACCTTGAAACCACATAATCTGTACTTGGCCGGTTTTGTTTTTCATCACCGCCGCTACAGAACCGTTAAACTTGACCATTGACCATTTCGCCGCAAGACCGTATTCCTGGGTTGCGCCTTTGTTCGGAGCAAACGGAAAATTCGCTGCTCCTGTCACCCCCCAAAACTCGGTAGTGTCTTTGCCGGCAACAATAATTTCACCGTGATCGGTAAAAACTCTTTGTATACCGTCTGGAGCGCTCTCTGCACTTGCGAAGTCTAGAGCCGCCCAAGTCGGGCCGTCGTCAGAAATGTAAATCTGTGAATTTTTCTCCACTACAAATTCACCTGACAACCAAGTACAAGTCGTCGCGCCATTAGGGAAGTTCGCGGAAACGATTTGAGCTAATGTCGTGGTTGAGACTGTATAGGTGTACCCATTTGTGCCATCAACGATCACAATAACCGATCCGTTGTAAGCCATATCTACACGGCCGGAACCTGTGTTTAACGTACCCCTCAACGTCATGGTATTGGCGTTGTTGACTTCGTAGAAGTTACCGCGATGGACTATGTAAAATAAATCGCCGATTGCTATACCGCCTCTAATAGGTGTATCACCTAACGCTGAAGTTCTTAAAGTAAGTCCAGGTGTTCCGTAAATCGCGACATTGGTCTTGTCCTGTTCTTGCTGTACTTCATAATATAAGTTGACCCTGTGTTGCGAAGTAACAGCGGAGCTTTTCCCCTGAACTCCTACACCAAAAAGAGGAATGATCATCCGGTATAAATATTCATCGTGTACCGTCTTCTATTCGCGGCTTCGATCTGCATAATAGAATCGGGTGAGTTAACCGAAGAAATTAAACGTCTTGCCTGTGCGGCAATTTCCTTAACCTGTGCGGGAATGCTGTCGTTATACTCGAGCCCGTAACGTTCCGCAAAACTCCATTCAATCGCTTCTTGATAGCCAGGAGGCAGAGAAAGCGTATCTGTTAAGGCCGTGAACTGCTGTAATTGCTTCCAACTCTTACAATGAAAACTGTAAGCCTGGTCTGGTTTTCGATTGAAATAGATCGTCCCGAGCGGATACGCTGGTTCGTAATAAATCATCGTCGGCAAACCTGTGATTGTCTTGTCGAGAATCGATGCGTATGCCTGATTATCGATTAGCGTTACCGGATAATCGAGCGATCCCAATCGCAAAAAACAGGAGTTATCTAGCTTAGAAGGTCTGGTTGTGTTAAACACCCCACCACTTCCAATCGTGTAACTTGTGGTTCCTACGGTCAGAGTAAATGCTTCGTCAAGAATCTGATAAACGTAAAGCCGGTCGATTGACCAAGAATCCAACATAGAATTCATGGCGTAAAGTCCGTCTTGGGCTTCGTCGTTATCTAAGGACTCGCCTTTCTGAAGAACTTGCGCGATCCTCATGCCACGAGTAATCATTTGAAGAGCGGTGGTCATGCAGCCTTCAATTCTTCAAGAATCTTTTCAGCCCTTTCCTTCGCAACTAAATAAGCCGCATCAGGAGGCGAGGTTTCACCTTGATTAATTTCGATCTGCTTTAAATGCTCTTCGTCCATCACGATTAAAGCTTCTGTTAATCGTCTAGCAAACTCTTCGCTTGCGGTTGGACGTGGTAGACCTAGCTTTTCAGCGATTTCGTAGCTCTGTAAAACTCTTAATTTACGGGTTTGTGTGTAAAGCCCCTGCCAGAACTTTAGATCCCTCATTCGCTGAGTTGAGACAGGCTTATCAACGATAGAAATGTCTAGACGAATCGGCTCTTGACCTGTCGTCATCATCCAAACTTCGATTAAACACAGGTCATCAAACCAAAATGGATAGTGATTAGTGAAGATCTGCCCAGCTGCTTGCCGCCATTTTTCAGTGACAATGGGATATAAAGCGTCCATTGGGTAGGCGTTCTTCCACCAAAACACCCCGTGAGGCGTTTTTTCAACGGCTTCAGCAATCACATCATCCCAAGCGTAATCAAGACACAAAATATCGTCGTTAATCACTAAATAAACTTCAGCCGGCATCAGCGTTGCCATTTCATTAATGACACCACCCATGGTTTTCTGACGCTCCCCTACTCGAAATGCAAGCCTCATCTTGCCCTGCATTTCCTTACAAAAACTGATCGTTTCTTCATCGTCATCGTCAGCGCAAACGCCGTAATACACACGATGTTTTCCACTTTCTAACATCGTTAATGAAGAAAGGACGGCATAGAGGCCGCGAGTCCTTTTCCTTGATGGGAGAATGACCGTAATATCCATGCCGTTTCCTTTTTACGAGCCGGTCAAAAGACCGAGAGCAACCAAATCAGAACGGATCTGATTTAACAGGGTGACAATCCCGTTGGCTTGAGCAGAAGTAAAGCCATAGATTGCCGAGCCCGATGTTGCAGCAGCAGTAGAAACCGCTGCTTGGCTTGCGCTCGTCGGGCGAACAACAGGAGTTACCCCGTAGAACCCGATATAACCACTGGTTACGCCGACTTTAACGCCGTCGCTAGCAGTATTTCCATCACCTACTTGAAATGCTGGCATAATTTATCTCCTTAAAAACTTGCACTAGTTATCGTCCGGTCTGGACGAATAATGCATAACAGATATGTTTCAGATGCAGGATCAACACCGGAACCGGTTAAGTTGCCGTAAGTAATCGAAACGGTATCAGCCGCTTTTACTCTCACGTTCAAAATACCAATCCCGGTGCTGTGCGAAGGTTTGGAGACGAAAACTACGTCCCCAACCCTCACGCCATAGACTGTTACGTCTGTTTCCTGCGTGGTGTTTGTAACTGTGACGTTCGCATCGATAGTCACCGAAACAACACCGATCTTTTCTACGTTTCCTAAGAAAACGCCGCTCATGATTAACCCCAAATCCGAACAGCCATTTCAGGACGGATTAATTTGTATCCGTACAGAACGTCTAAACGGGTTGGTAAGGTGTCATTGTTGATGTCGTAATCGCGGATAATGCGCAGAGAAATTCCGTTATGATTTTCGCGTGCGCCCATATCAACACCTTTAAACATCACCAAATCAGCGGTTGCGAAAGTAATCGCGTCGCGGTGATAAACAAGGCTTTGCGGGTATACAGTGGAAGCGCTACCCAACATCGTTACTGCAGCGGTGGATTGCGGCATAGAGTCGATGTT